GACATGGCAACATTCCGCCCACCAACAGACAACTATGTGAACTGGGCTTTACCTGGGGAACGTGGAATCCTTGCGTATCTGAAACCAGGTAGGCGTGGACGTAACGTGTTCAAATTAAAAGACGGGTCGTTCACGGAATGGCAGCCAGGGGATGTTGACGATATTGCTTTCACCTACCACGGTGGGCATATTCATCAGTTAACAGCGCAAGAGGAAGCAGACCTTACGGCTGCTGGATATGGTGATTACATTGAAGCATAGAGAGACACATCCTGGTTTGGATGTTGAGGGTTGTTTCGGATGCAAGGTTGCAGGGGTACAGATTGGGTCTAACTCCACCACCACCAAAGGTGAGGCGGTAGCGGTCATTAACCAGCGTGAAAAGAACTGGTCTAAGGATATGCCTGCCTATAAGCGTCTTCGTGCTGAAGGTTTGCAACCTAAGACAATTGATGGTTGCCATGCGGTTGAGCAGTTGGCTACGTCTAAGCATCAAATTGAAGGCACCCCTGCCCCGTTGTGAACTATCAATCGTGGAGGGGATTTGATGACCCTAAATTGGGTTATGGGTCTATGCTCCAAGGCTTCAAGGATTCTCTGCCGAAATCGGTGAAGTTAGATAACTCTGCATCTGTTGATGTTCATATGCAGGTTCCTTATGCTTGCAAGGGTTGGCTGGACGGGCAGCATCGTGTTTTGTTTTCTATGTGGGAAACAGATGTTTTGCCTAATAGTTTCCGTAGATGGCTGGTTCACTTTGACCAGGTAGTTGTTCCTTGCCAGCACAATGTTGAACTGTTTAGTCAGTTTCATGATGATGTTTCTTACTGCCCGTTGGGGGTGGACCACAAGTTTTGGAAACCGTTAGGTGAACCTAATAACGATGTGTTTCGTTTTCATGGTGGTGGGTCTTTGTGGCACCGCAAAGGTCTTGACGTTTTGGTGAAGGCGTTTAACGCTTTGAAACTTCCTGATGCTGAACTGCACATCAAAGCAGCCCCTCACGCACAAGATGTCCCCACCAAAAAACTAGGTGAAAAAATCTTTCTCAACAGGGAATGGATGACACCTGAAGAACAAAGAACATGGTTTAACCAAGCCGATTGTTTTGTGGCTGTTTCCCGTGGCGAAGGATTCGGACTGATGCCGTTACAAGCCATCGCTAGTGGCATCCCCACAATCATCTCAGACAGCACAGGACAGTCCCAGTTCGCCCATCTCGCCTTCGGGGTAGTTCCATGCACCAAATCCAAAGCAGAGACAACAGGACAATGGGATGAACCAAACCAAAAAGTCCTAGAAGAACTAATGATGGAGGCATACCGCAACCGTGGAACCATCAGACAAACTGCCATCTCCCGTGTCCCAGAAACCAAAGCGTTCTCCTGGTCAAAAGCCACCAGCAAACTTCTATCTCTCATCCCTGAAGGCACCCTCCTTGATAACCCTGAATTTGTCAGACCAGAAATAAAAGTTGAAATCCAGGTTGTCAGAAAAGTCAACGCCTACATCGGGAACGAGTCTTATAACCTGATACCAGGGGAAACATACGTTGTCCCTGAGAATGTCCATGATGTTTTGTTGGCTTCGGGCGCAGTAAAATAGTGCTATGCTGTACCCCGTATGGCTCAACCTGCTGACCAAGACCTAATTCTCACCCGTGGTGACACAGAAACCCTGGTCGTGACTATCACGACTGATGGGTCTACAGCCGTTAACATCACAGGGCGCACTTATAAGGCACAGATTCGTAGCACCCAGGATTCCACCACCATCAAGGCTTCATTTACTTGTACTGTTACTGGCGCTGCCAGTGGTCAAGTTACTTGTGTTTTGTCGGCTACTTCTTCTGCTGCTTTGTCTGCTGGTTTGTATTTCTGGGACCTTGAAGAAAATGCTTCTGGCGTTATTTCTACAATCCTGGCAGGGAATGTCACGGTTCTTGCTGATGTGACGAGGTAGCAATGGCTACTACGAATATCACACTTAACCGTGGAAGTAACTTAAACAGTTACGAGATAGTTGTTACACGCACCACTGAAGTTGTGGGTGCGCTGGTTGTTCCTGTAGTGTCTGCTTCTACCGTTGACGCTATTGTCACGGTTGTTACTAGTGCTAACACGGGACCACAAGGGGCTACAGGTGCGACAGGACCACAGGGAATTACGGGCGCAACAGGTGCTACAGGAGTTACAGGACCGACAGGTTCTACTGGACCCACTGGAAGTACAGGCTCTACTGGAGCGACAGGAGCAACTGGAGGAACAGGGGCTACTGGGTCCACAGGCAGTACGGGACCTACGGGACCTTTGGGACCAACAGGTCCTACAGGCGCAACAGGAGGAACGGGAGCGCAGGGTGCAACAGGAAACACAGGTGCAACTGGAAACACGGGTGCAACAGGCGCTGTGGGTTCTACAGGACCGACAGGGGCGACTGGACCGACAGGTACAACAGGTGCAACGGGGGCAACGGGGGCTACTGGTAATACAGGTGCTACTGGTCCTACTGGCGATACTGGTGCGGTAGGCGCACAAGGAGCGCAAGGCGTTCAAGGTATCCAAGGTGTAACTGGTCCTACTGGACCTACTGGTTCTACTGGTCCTACAGGAGCCACTGGTTCAACGGGTGCTACAGGCGCAGACTCCACAGTGCCAGGACCTACTGGTCCGACAGGTGCAGCAGGGACCAATGGAACAAATGGCGCAACGGGCGCAACTGGTCCTACAGGAGCCACTGGTGCAACGGGTGCTACAGGTCCAACAGGCACAGTAATTCCATCTGGTTCAATGCAGATATATGCAGGTGCAACATCGCCAAACTCCGACTGGCTTATCTGCAATGGCTCTGCCGTAAGCCGTTCAACATACGCCGCTTTGTACACAGCAATCGGGACAACATTCGGTACGGGTGATGGTTCCACTACGTTCAATATCCCCGATATGCGTGGTCGTATGCCTATTGGTGTTGGCACTGGTTCTGGTTTGTCGGCTCGTACTTTGGCGCAAACAAGTGGTGCTGAATCACAAACTATTGCTTCGGGAAACCTGCCTACGCATACGCATACACTCAGCGCACATACTCATACTGTTGATATCGGTTCTACTTCTGGTTCAACCGATGCCAACTTGACAACTCACAACCACACGATTCCTCGCGCAACAATTGGCAACGCTGGAACAAACCGACTTGTTCTTTCTGCATCGCCAACAGATAACAGTTTGACAACTGGAACAACCAATGTCAGCCATACTCATATCCCAACAATTGACCCTGCTGCCACTGCTTCTGGTACACCATCATCTGACACAACAGGCAATGGCGGTTTTGCCAATACAGCACTTAGCGTTATGAACCCGTTCTTGGCTCTTAACTTCATCATTAAGGTTTAATATGAAACTTGCTATATCACGATGGATATACTGCGAAAACAACGCAGAAAAATCACCTGGAACAATTGAAGAACTTGACTGGTGTATGCGTGACTTGCGTGAAGTTCTACTTAAAGAATGTGACTGGACCGTAGGAGCAGATTCTCCACTAGAGCAGTCAGTTAAAGATGAATGGATTGCTTGGCGACAGTGGATGCGTGACATCACACAACACATCACGATTACCGATGTTGTTGAATATGTTGATATCCTAACTCCGCCTACTACTGGTCGTCCTAAAAGTTGGGTCAACTTTGAAGTTGTAGAATCTATATAGATTCCTAAGGAGGGGCAATGAAAATTGCGGTCTATACAATCGCTAAGAATGAAGCCAAGCACGTAGCACTTTGGGCTGAATCCTGCAAGGAAGCCGACTGTCGGTTCATCCTTGACACAGGCTCAACAGACACCACACTGTACGAAGCGGAGCAAAACAAGGTATCTGCTTTGACTGAGGTGTACGACCCGTTTAGGTTTGACGAAGCCCGCAATCGTGCGCTCTCCTTGCTCCCCGAAGACATAGACCTGTGCATCTCCCTAGACATGGACGAAGTGCTAACCCCAGGATGGCGAGAAGCATTAGAAAACCTTGACCCATCAGTGAACTTTGTGCGCCACAAAGTAGTGACAAGTTTCAACCCTGACGGTTCAGAAGGACAATCATTCACCATCGGACGTATCCACGGCAGGCACAGCCACACCTGGAAATACCCAATCCATGAAATCCTCACGCCAGTAGCATTAGAAAACTCTATATATGTCACTGGTCTAGAAATCCATCATCATCCTGACAACAGCAAACCACGAAGCCAATACCTAGAGATGCTGAAACTGGCAGCCGAAGAAAATCCCAATGACGAACGCAACCAGTTCTACCTAGCCCGTGAATACTATTTCCACGGACGTTATGCACTAGCCCAACACCATTTCTCACGGCACCTAATCATCTCCCAATGGAAACCAGAACGAGCCTCATCACATCGCTACATGGCAAAGATGCGACCCGATGCCGCCGAACACCACCTATACAAAGCAGTAGCGGAAGACCCAACACGCCGAGAAAACTGGGTAGCACTAGCAGACCTATACAGAATCCGTGAAGACTGGACAGCCTGCCGAGCCGCCTGCGAAATGGCGTTCCGAATCAAAACAAAACCAACCGACTACTTTTGTGAACCCGAAGCATGGGGCTGGCAAATCCATGACTGCATGGCTCTTGCCTGCTACCACCTTGGCGACCACGACGAAGCCTGGCATCACGGTGCCGAAGCAATCTCCCTCAACCCTGACGATGAAAGGCTGCAAGCCAACCTCACATGGTATCGGCTATGATATAGCCACCTCTACAATCAGGAGAATCTATGTCTGCCAAGGGTGAAATGTACAAGTCCAAGGGTGCCATGAAGAAGCACGAAAAGGGCGAAGGTATGAAGGACAAGATGATGGAATATGGCAAGAAGAACGCCATGTCAAAGAAGGCTCCAGTTCGCAAGGCTAAGGCTAAGAAGAAGTAATGCCAGCCAAGAAAAAGACTTCTGCCAAAGTGCAGAAAGTCATGCACGAATTCAAAGCAGGAAGTCTTCACTCTGGCAAGGGTGGACCTGTTGTTAAGTCCCGTAAGCAGGCTGTTGCTATTGCTATGTCAGAAGCAGGTATGAAGCCTAAGGCTAAGAAGAAGAAGAAGTAATGTCTACAGTCGGTACCGTTATTGATAGGACAGTGCGCCAGTTAATGTCTGGCACGGTAGAGGAACGAAACAAAATCGTTTCTTCTATTACTGCTACCTCTACTTCTATCTCTATGCAGTATGACCTTGGCGGTATCCGACCTGGTGGGGTTATCCAAATAGATAACGAACTTATGTATGTATGGGAAATTTCTGCTGGTTCAAAGTCTGTGACTGTTGAGCGAGGTTGGAACGGCACTACAGCAGCAGCCCATGCTGCGTCTTCTGTTGCAACTGTTGACCCCAAGTTTCCACGTGCGCAAATCCTAGAAGCGATGAACGCTGAACTTGACGACCTTGCATCCCCAATGAACGGTTTGTTCCAAATCAAAATCTTGGAGTTGAACTACAACGGCACCGACCTAATGGTTAACCTGCCGACAACAGACAAAATCATTGACCTGATTTCAGTTTCGTTACGCTACATATCAACTGACTACATCAAGGTCCGTCGTTGCCGACTTATCCGTGACCTCCCCAACGATGACTTCAACACTGGATACGCAATCCGTTTTGATGAGCAGGTACGTGCAGGACGAATGGTTATCGTATACAAGTCACCATTCAGCAACATCACAGCAGAAACACAAAACATCCAGAATGTTACGGGTCTTCCAACATCATGTGAAGACATCCTGATTATCGGTTCGCAGATTCGTTTAGTTGGTCCACGAGAAATCAAACGCAACTTCACAGAATCACAAGGCGACACCCGCCGTCCAGATGAGGTTCCGTCTGGGTCTGTTAGCAACTCAATCACTAACTTGTTGCGTATGCGTCGTGACCGCATCACATCTGAAGCAGCAAAACTTATGAGGCAATACCCAACATTCCTAAACAGGGATTAAGCAATGGCGGTATCCACCTTCACACTGCCGTATTTTGGCACACCACCGTATTTCTCTGGTACAGCCTCATCATCTTTGGTGCCGCACACTTTCCCTGTCGCCATTGATGGTCGCCCATACATGATTGACCAGAAATCAAATCAGTTCAAACGTGGCTATGAGCAGCGTGTTCGTGATTCACAAGATGGTTCTACTTCTCCTGGTGAGGGCGCTATTAACCCTGGTGGTTTGTGGAGGCGTGGTCAAGACTCGTGGCATTATGGTTCGGGTCAACAGTATGCCGACACTGCTGAGTCTAAGGACTATATGTTCTATAAGTCTAAGGGTATTAACCCTTGGGTGAAGGGTCAGTTGTCGTTGCTTAATGCTACGAAGGTGTCATTATCTTCTTCTGCTACTTCTCAACATATGGTTGTGCAAGATGGTCGTGTGTATGTTTCTTTAAACGGTGATGTTAAATACACTGCTAACCCGTTTGCGTCTAGCCCTACATGGACTGACTGCACTGGCGAACCTGGTGGTTCTGTGCAGGCTATGGCTACTGATGGCAACGATATCTACCTTGCTTTTCCTTCTGATGGTGTACGCAAGATTGATACATCCGCAGCCCCAGGTACTATCAGCGGAACAAAGTTTGTTACTGGAACAAATGATTACTATATGTTGGCTTTTGCAAAAGGTTATATGTTCGGCGCACACGACAAAAACCTACGACAGATTTCAGGGGCAGGTGCAACAACAGACAGAATTACAATAGATGACCCTGATTGGCGTTGGGTCGGTGTAGCCACAGGACAAAACGCTGTGTACGCAGCAGGTTATGCAGGCAAGAAATCCCTTATCTACAAAATCACAATCAAAACAGACGGCACACTTGACCAAGGTGTTGTAGCCCTTGAACTCCCAACAGGAGAAGTAGTCACAGCAATCTCTGGCTACCTCGGATTCATTCTCATCGGAACAAACCAGGGTGTTCGTTTCTGTAGCACAGACTCAAACTCAAACCTTAATGCTGGACAACTCATCCCAACAGTAGGACCTGTATACAAGTTCTCCTCTTATGACCGATTCGTTTGGTTCACGTATTCGCACTATGACAGCACATCAGGCGGCTTGGGTCGTCTTGACCTATCCGTGTTCACTTCACCTAACACCCCCGCATATGCAACAGACCTGATGTACTCATCAACCAATGATGTAACAAATGTTGTTGTATTCGCAGATGCAGTATCAGGTGTGTACAAGCACGTCTTCATGGTTAGTGGCGTAGGTATTGTCGCAGAAGATTCAGCAAACCTTGTCGCAACAGGAGAGATTGAAACAGGAACATGGCGTTGGGGTATCCCAGACCGTAAGTTCGTAGCCAAGATAGACACCCGTTCCACCCCACTCGTAGGTTCCATCACTTCCTACCTGAAACTGGACGACGGGGACTACACGGAAGTAGGAGTATGGGACACAGGCAACGACATTGAAAACTCCTTTGACGGTTCCAACACACGAGCCATTGAAGCAGACTTCAAGTACGTCCTCACCAGGTCCTCCACTGCCACATCAACAGGACCAACATTCACCCGTTGGATGGCTAGAGCATATGCCGCACCGTTCCGTTCACAAGTATTCGTTGTTCCTGTCCTGCTCCACCAGTCGGTCACTGTCCGTGGCAAAGAGTATTACTACGACATTGAAGAAGAACAATCATTTTTTGATGGGCTAATCGGGTCACCTCGTATCATCGCTTTGCAAATGGGTTCGGTTACGCACTCAGTAATTTTGGAAGATTTGCAGTGGGATGCGTCAGATTCGCAGGGGAATACATGGCAATTTAACGGGACGCTTGTTGTAACCTTGCGTTCAGTGGAAAACTAGGAGATAACAATGGCTTATTCACGCAGGTCTTATAAAGGTGCAGCAGTAATCAATGCTTTGGGTGGTAGCGGTCTTGCCGCTAACGCTACAAGCATCACTCTTGCAGCATCAATGTCTGGATGGTCCACAAGTGGGACACCTTTCTTTGTTGTTGTGGACCCTGGCACAGCCAAAGAAGAAAAGATTTGTGTTATCTATGCTTCTACCACCACGTTGACTGTGGTTGACCCTGCTGTTACTTCAGCCTGGTCAGCATCAGTTAATGGTCGTGGTGTTGACGACACAACAGACAGAGCGCATGATGTTGGCGCAACTATCTACCCAGTGTTTACCGCTACAGAAGCGAACCAGGCTAATGAACTTGTATCCAAGTACACCACTAATGGTGACATTGTTGTGCATGGGACAACTGGTCCTAAGACAATCTCTACTGGCGGGTCAGGCAATAACAATAAAGTCTTGATGGCTGACTCCAGCGTTACTGATGGTGGTGTCAAGTGGTCTTCTATTGACACAGCAAACATTGCTGATTCTGCTATTACGTCAGGCAAGATTGCTGATGGAACTATTGTTAATGCTGACATCAACGCCTCAGCCGCTATCGCTCTGAGCAAGTTGGCTACAGGTGCGCTTCCAACCAGCATCACTATTGCTTCTGCAAACCTTGTTGATGGCACAATCGTTGAGGCTGACATCGCAGACTCGGCTGTCACATCAGCCAAGATTGCAGATGGAACAATTGTTAACGCCGATATCAATGCTTCGGCTGCTATCGCTCTATCCAAGTTGGCTACTGGTGCATTGCCTACCGATATCACGGTGGCTTCAGCAAACATTGTTAATGGCACAATCGTGGCAGAGGACCTTGCCAGCAACGCTGTTACCACAGCAAAGATACTTGACGCTAACGTCACAAATGCCAAACTAAACAATGGTTCATCGGGCGATATCCCTCTCGTCACTGTTTCTACTTCTGACCCTTCAGGTGGCAAGAACGGTGATGTCTGGGTCAAGGTGGTCTAATGCCTGCTGTCGGTTCGCATAACACCAAAGCACAAAACGGTGGTACTTGGAAGTCGTGGTCTAACTTTTGGGCTAAACATTCTGGTACATGGAAGAAGCCTTTAGGCGTTTATGTCAAGAGCAGTGGTTCGTGGGTCAAGGTATGGGACGAACGCCCAAGCATCACGAATGTTGCCACATCGTATTTCACTGACACTAATGCTTTCCCTGTTTCCACCACCTACTATAAAAACTTCACCATCAATTCCAACGGTTTCCAAGCATCGCTTTCTGGTACCACCCCCTCTAGTTTTGGTGTTTCTTTTTCCCAAACAACCGTAAATGCCGATACTTCAGCAAATATCACTACGGAAGTATTTGCTTTTGGGACTTTTGACGCTGCTAATTACCCTACAATCACAGCAACAAATTCTTCAGGGTCGGTCACTTTCTGATATACTGACCCCCATACCTGGAGGGGCTAACCAGTAGGAGAACCCCCCATGTTGTCATTAAAGATTGCCAAGGACGTGGCAAGCCGCATCATTGCGCTGTTCATCATGTCCAGCCTTACAATCATCACAGGCTCTAGCATCATCAACTCGGTTGGCACAGGCGTGTCCATCCCACTGTGGTACTCAGCAGCCCTCGGTGGATTCCACGCAATCGCAGACGTTCTCGTCAACCTTGCTAAGGCATCACTTGACGGCAAGTTAGAAGCACATGAAGTGGACGCAGCCTTCGGTGTGAAGCGTGACAACCAGGCTCAGTAGAGCCGCACTACTTTTCATAGGGGTTATCGGTGCTGCTTTACTGCTGTCATCCAGTGCTAAAGCAGAAAACGTAATCGTCACCCAACCAACAGACTTCTGGTTTGAATACAGCGAGCCGACACGTTTTGTTGCACAAACCTACATGGTTGCAAACCATCCGTCCGACCCGCAACTCTGGCTGTACAACGAACAAGACACTTTGCTTATCAGCAACGATGACTACAACGGGTTGCAATCGTACATTTCTATAGACGTAGAACCTGGTCGCTACCGTCTACGTGCAGGAACCTGCTGTTGGCAACCTAACGTGTGGCGTGACGGGCAAACATGGAACATTGACTACGAACTGGGGTTCGGTCAGGGTTCTATTACCATCCCCGAATCGTCGCCCACAACAACGCCCCAACCAGCAACAACCACGGACCCGCCTCATACAACCACGACATCTACTGTCCCCCCGACAACAACAACAGAACAAACAACGACCACCACAGAAGCGACAACAACAACCACAACGACAACGGTTGAGCCAACAACAACTTCCACTTCCGTTGCGCCTTCCACCACTGCAATTCAAACCACCACATCTACTGCTGTTCCTTCCACCACGACCACGACAACAAGCACACTGCCGCCGACAACAACACTGCCGTCCATTCCAGAATCCACATCAACATCCACCCTTCCAGTGACTACCTCAACTTTACCACCCGTCATCACCCCTGAACAAGCAGAAGAAGTAGCACTCAATCCTGAGGTATTGGCAACCATTACAGAAGAAGAAGCAACCCAGGTCTTTGAAGCCCTAGTTGTGGATGACTTGTCTGATGCCCAGTTAGAACAACTCGTTGAATCCGTACAGGCAGCCCCGACAGAGGTGCGTAAAGCCTTTGAGAAAACCATCAATATCTTCGGTGGCGGTCTAGACACCTACGTCCCGACTGGTTCCACTGTCCCCGTGTCCACCCGTAGAACCCTTGTAACCATTGGCGCTATCGCTATGGCAGCGTCAGCCATACCAATTAGAAAGTGGTAGATTCGTACTCATGAGTAAGTATTTCAGTGCCATTGTTTCGCTACTACTCTGGGCTTCAGGCACAGGGCTAGTCCTCATCACCCTCTCAGGACCCACACTGGCTAAGGCTATCTACATCAGCGTAGCCACCCTGTTCGTTCTTGTACTAGCAATCATCTTCAACGTAGGAGTTGACGAATAATAGTAAAAGCCCCAGGCGAAGGAGAAAGGGAAAAAGAACTCCGCCTGAGGCAATAGAAATAGTACACCCCTCTCCACAGTAAAGCAACATAGGAAGAATAAAAATGTCAAAGACACTCCCATATAAAAAGTTAGTAGTACCAGCAGGCTTGAAAGGTCAAATCAATGGTCGCCTTGACAAGAGTCTTCTCGTTGGTGTGAAGACTGGTGGCAAGATGTACAAGGAAGCAGCCGAAGCGTTTGACAAAATGTATGACGCAGCAATGGCGGCAGGTGTACACCTTCGCAACATTGGTGACTACCGTTCCTATGACGGACAGTTCGCAATGTTCATGGACCGCTATGAAGTAGCCAAGCCGAACGACCCACGCCTCGGCAAGAAGAACACGGTGACCCGTAAGTTTGACGGCAAGACCTGGATTCTGAAGAAGGGTAAGGCACCATCTGCTGCACCAGACCCAACAGGTAAGTCAGGTTCCAACCACGGGTGGGGTCTTGCCATTGACCTGGCTGTTGAAGGCAAGGGTGGCAACCTTGTCGGTATGGCATCGGCTAAGAAGGGCTTTAAGTGGATGTGTGAGAACGCACCAACCTTCGGGTTCTACCTTCAGGGAGACAACATCAAGTCGCCAGAGTTTGAACACTGGCATTGGCAGTGGTGTGACGGGAAGTGACAGCCATTCAAATACTTGGCATGGTCGCTGCGGCAGTGGCTTCCCTTGGTGTCATTCACCGTGGGTTGCTACTGCCAGCGTACCGTTGGGCTAAACGCATTGAAAAGGCGATGGGGTTTGTTGAGGAGCAGATGCGCCCGAATAGTGGGTCGTCTTTGCGTGATTCTCTTGACAGAATTGAGAAGCGTTTGACATTAGTGGAAGCGTATATCACTAAGCCTGACTGATAAAGTTGCAGGTCCTATGACACTCGCAGACCTTATCTCTATCCGTAATTTCCTAGTAAAAGTAGTGGTCCGTGGACCAGAGGAAGAACAACTTGTCCGTCTTGTAGCACGTATAGACCAACTCCTCGCCACGCATAAAGCGGCGTAGTAACCTAAAGCCATGACCTCGCTGTCCCACCTCTACGTATGCCCCGTCTGCGAAGAAGCATGGCATCAATCCCAGGGGCGCTACTGCCCTGAGTGTCGCACAGAAGGCGAGCCAGCAGACAATGAAGACTGAATACCCAATCGTCCTTATTGAATGGGCAGACGCTTGCGGTGGGGACGCAGGATGGCTCACACTAGAAACCATTGAAGATGACGGCGAAACCCTTGTCCACTCAGTAGGTTTCCTCGTACCATCAGAAGACCCAGGTGGCAAGAAAGACCATGTGACCCTGCTTCAGACCTACCACGATGGTGAAGGAATCAACCTGTTCTACATCCCCATCGGCATGGTCAGAAAAACTTTTGTACTTACCCCTTGTAATTGACACAACCTTCCTGTAATGTGATTTATACATAACACAGAAGGAAGGGGAACTCATGAGTTTCACTCGGTATCGCATACCAAAAGCACCACACGGTTCACAAGCATGGCTGAACCAACGCTACACAGACGAAGACGGTAATCGCCGCATCTCCGCTAGTGCAGCAGCCGCCATCTACGGGGTACACCCGTTTGTAAAGCAAGACCAATACGCAGCAGAACTGCTGTCAGGTGTAGCCCCAACACCAATTCCACCAAACGCCGCTATGGAAACAGGCAACCGTTTGGAAGACACCATCATCCAGTGGGCAGGCGACAGGCTTGGCATCAAGTTCGTTACACCCGATGAACTGTTCTGCTATGACGACGACGAAGGTGCACACCTCATCTCTACCCTTGACGGATGGAATGAGGAGACTCGCCACATTCTTGAAGTCAAGACAACTAGCCGTGAATACTCAGGCACACTCCCTGACTACTGGAAAATCCAAGGTGTACAACAAGCCATCTGTTCAGATGCAAGCCGTGTGACCTGGGCAATCTTTGACAACACACTACGCCTCACCATCGTGGAACAGAACGTGACCGAAGAAGAAAAGCAGGCGCACATTGATGCCTCCGCTAAGTGGCTGAATAACATTGCACTGGGCATGGACCCCGAAGGTGTTGTCTACACATACGAGACAATCTCCACCCGCTACTCACGATTCAATGGCGAATCAGTAGAACTCAACCCATCAGTATCGGAACTCATTGCACAGTTAAAACACGTCAAGTCTGAACTGTCCTCATACAAAGCAATGGAAGACAGACTGAAGGCTGAACTTTGTGACTTGATTGGCGAGAACGAATCTGCCACAATCAACGGGGCAACAGTTGCCACATGGAAGGGATACAAGCGTGACTGGTTTGACGCAAAGAAGTTCCAGGCTGAGAACCCCGACCTGTACGCACAGTACCTAAAGTCCACATCATCACGCACACTCCGCTTGAAAGGCGAATAACAATGGAAACTTCTTACACATACACAACACCAAGAAAGGTAAACAAAGTGGAAGACAACAACAAAGCACAAGAACTCAGGAACATCCTGAAGGACTACGCAAAACCAGACCCATCAATTGTCCAGCAACTCCCCAAGGGGGGCACCAAGTTGGACTTCGTAGGACACGCAGACATCACACGTATCCTCATTGAGATTGACCCATACTGGTCATGGGAACCATGCGGCTGGGTACAGGGTCGTCCTGCTATCCACGTTGAGAACGGCATGGCAACCATGTGGGGTTGGCTTACTGTCCACGGTAAGGAACTCCTCGGTGTTGGCAGTGTCAAGGCTGACAAGGGTGACTACGAGAAGGAACTCATTGGTGACTTCCTGCGTAATGCGTCCATGCGTTTTGGTATCTCACTGAACCTGTGGACTAAGAACCAGTGGGCTGACCTTGATGGTGACAAGCCACAGTCAACCAAGCCTGCACCTAAGCAAGCACTGCCTGATGATGCGCCCCTCAGTGAAGACCAAATCAATGCGTTCAACAAGGCGTGTGTAGATAACGACCTCAACCCAATGCCCATCTACAAAGATGCGAACGTGCGTTTCGGATTCGCCACACAGAAAGACCTTGCCGCATTACGTAAGGCTTTCACAGCAGCGAAGGCAGGTAAGTGATGAGTGCGAAGCGAACAGTAGACCCAGACGGTGAGATTGCATCAACCCGTTTCATGGGATTACGTGTCACAAGCAAGCAGTGGTATCACATTGAACTTCTCTGCATGACACGTGGCGGTATTACCAAGTCAGAACTGCTGCGTCAGTTAGTGAAAGAGGCAATGGATAATGTCAAAGAACCGTTCTAAAGGAACATCATTTGAAACCCTCATTGCCCGCTTCATGCGTGACAACGGGTTCCCATATGCCGAACGTCGTGCCTTGCATGGCAACCTAGATAAGGGTGACATCAACTGTGGCGCACCCCTCGTCATTGAATGTAAAGCAGCGAAGCGACATGAACTGTCGGGCTGGTTACAGGAGACTGAGGCTGAGCGTGTCAATGCTGGTGCTGACTTCGGTGTGTTGGTTGTGAAACGTCAGGGTCATGCCACTGGTGCAGAGCAGTATGCCATCATGCGGTTTGAGGACATGGTGAAGTTGTTGAAGCAGGCAGGTTACTAATGGAACAGGCAAGCCGTGAACTCTTTGAATGTTTAATGAACCGTATCTACAATGCGTCAGACTTTGTACGGTTACAGGCACCATCAGACCGTGAACGTAAAGCCATTGACACATGGCTACAACTACAAGAAGAAAAGGAACTATCAGAATGAGTAGCAGACTTACACGACCAGTAGAACCAGCGTGTTACGGGAACGACCAAACATTCGGTTGGTTTTGGCGACACAACTTTGACAAGTTGATGGCACAGGCACAGGCTGTTGAGAAAGACTACAACCAGTTGTTGATTCAGGTTCGTGCGTTAGAGGCTGAGGTCACACGGCTAGAACGGTTGGCAACCAATGGCTGACTTCAAACACGGACGCTCGTCCTACATGAAATACAAATGCCGATGCACCATCTGCGTCACAGAAGCGCAGGCATACCGCAAGCACTACCGTGAAACAAACATCAACGCAGGGCTACGACTAGACGCAACACCACTACTAGACCGCCTCACCCGTGACGAACGTATCGGCGCAGTGGACTCAGGTGTCAAGTCAAGGTGGCGAGCAGAAGGCATGGACATCTACGCAGCCGACACATGGGCAACTCGCCTCGGCTACCACCCAATTGAAATATGGGGACAGGCGTTCTACGTCGGATGCTTTGACCAAACCAGTATCAAACAAGAGAAAGAATTACAGTATGTATCACAGTGAATTAGTAAGTATTATCCGCAAGATGGTGGAAGACAATACAGATGACATTGCATACCTACCTAACTTGGCGTTAGTTGCTTGTCGTGAGATTGAACGACTCGCAGAAGAATTAAAGAGAGAGCGTAATTACAATCGTGGCTACAGCAAGTTAGAGCACAACCCTTGGAAATAGCAGGGTATAACCCTAAGTTTGATTTCAAAACAGACTTAGAGTACGGGCATGAAGGTGAACAGAACCTGATTGATTTCTTCCACGCCTTCAACGCTGGCACAGTAGAAGTGAAGGCAGACCGATATCGTAACGGGCGTATGGCTGTTGAGACAGAGCAGAACCCAGGTGGTAAAGGTTGGAAGTTGTCAGGTATTAACGTCACGACTGCTACATGGTGGGCGTACAGGTATGCACCTGATGCGTTCATTATTGTTGCTGTGCAACGGTTGAAGAAATATCTCAGACTCAACCGTGGCACGTTAAAGAAGCGTGATTTCGCACCCAACAGCGACAACCCCGCCAAAGGATTTCTCCTTTACCCACAACACATTCAAGACCTACAAACCAACGAAGCCTACGATTAGGCTAAACTCGCCTTAGAGAAACGGGGCGCAGACGTAGCCACAAGGAGGCACTATGCGAAAATATATAACGGCATCCCTTATTGCCATTGCACTGGTCGCACCAGCACCAGTATCAGCAGAACAGAACAAGTCCTGCCCACAGTACGAAGAAGCACTACGCCGACACGGGTTACCAGTCAAGCAATTCAGTTACCTGTTTTGGCGTGAGTCAAAATGTAACCCGAAGGCTGTGTCCTCACAGAACAACGACGGGTCTTACGACTACGGCGGGCTTCAAATCAATAGCACATGGAAAACAGTAACAGCCCGTGTCTGTCACCGCCCATTCCGACAGACCAAGAAGTCCCTATTAAAACTAGACTGCAACCTGAAGGTAGCCAAGTACCTCTACGACCAGGACGGTATCGGACACTGGCGTGTCACAAGCGGGACAAAGTAGTAACATGGAAACCATGAAGGGAAACACCCGAACAGACTGGCACTGCCCATCATGCGGTATCACCATGTCCACATTCGTGGTCTTAATAGACCCACCATCGCATCCCTGTCCTAAAAAAGCAATGCGACACATAAATCTCCAACCAAAGAAGGAAGAACCAAATGAATAACATAACCATCCACGGCACAGTAGGGCAAGACCCTGAACTGCGCTTCTCAGCCAGCAACAATGCAGTCCTCACCTTCTCGGTGGCAGACAACTACGGCAAAGACGACAAGAAGAAAACCACATGGCACAACGTCATCGTGTTCGGCAAAGTCGCAGAGAACGTAGCGAACAGTATCGCCAAGGGAACCACTGTCCTCATCACAGGGCGCTACGAACAAGAGGAGTTCACCAAGAAGGACGGCACCAAGGGCAAGACAACCAAGTTGATTGCCGATGAAGTTGGTGTGTCGTGCCGTTGGAACGCATGGGTACGTGACCAGACCGAAACAACAATGGCACAGGTCGGCATGGTAGGCAAGCCAATGCCTGCATACACCGACGAAGAACCATTCTGATGGACTTTGATAGTTGGCTGGCGATTGGCAGGGAACATGGCTTTTGTTCCCCGCCAGTCTGCTCAACCCATGATGGGCAACCTATGTCAGACCGTGAACTAGATATGTGGGATGGGGGGGAAGACCCATGTATCCACATCCTGCGTCTGTACGAAGACCCACGCATGATGGATGAAGTAGAAAAGAATATCCCTAAACACCGTGAGTGAACTATGGGATTTCACTAGGTCACACCCTGACTGTGACCACTGTGGCACAGTGCTACGAGCAATCACCTTGTACGACCAACGCACACACGACACGTGCCCATGTGTATGCCACAGAAACAAAACAACGCAGGCTAAATACGACCTGCAACAATCAAAACGAAAGAGGAAGAAGTGATACTTGACCGTCCATCATGGCAACAACGAGCCGAATGTAGAGGCGTACC